CGCACTCAGGGGGTTGCTTTCAACCCTAATGATTCACATTCAAATGATTCACATGCGAAAAAATTTCTGTGGTGCCTTCTGTTTTCGTAGAGCTTGATTCATCTGTTGTTAATAATGCGTTCGCTTTGCTCACTAGCTATATGAAGAGACTCGCTATGCTCGTGTGGAAGAATGAAATGAGTTCGCTATGCTCACTAGCTATTAGTGATTCGCTGCGCTCATGTACGCTCAAGCGCCGCTTGGCTGCTAATGAGTTCGCTTTGCTCACGAGTCTATTAATAGTGGGGACTCTTGCATCATGCTCGCATGACTATGCCTATGCACGAGTCGCTTGGCATCACGCTCCCTCGCATGGAGTTCGCTACGCTCACGCAGGGCGTCCGAAGATAGGCGCTGTGTGGGTGGGTGAGTCATGCCAGTGTGGGATGGAGACGCGAGTAGCAGGTGTGTGGGTGCCAGTGATTCCTTATACCCCCGGGGGTAGTCACCCCCCATGTGCGCTGGACGGCCGGGGCTCTTAATATGGCCCCCACAATAACGACGAGGGATTCAGAATCAGGTGAGTGACTCATACCGAGGGGTGCGGGTGCGAGTTCTGATTCGAATAGGTGAGTGGAACAAAAAAGCATGGGAGGCGTTGTAGTCCTAGAAGGGGACTATGGGGACTCGGACACGCGCGGCGATAAGGCAGCACGGACTATCCGAGTCATTGGTGTGGAGAACAGGTAGAACAGAAATGAATCTTTACGAGATCAACGGAGACTCGCTATCGAAGCACTTTGGCATCCGTGAGATTCCCGAGGAGTTCATCATTGTCGCGAAGCATTTGGTCATGGGACTCACCCAGGAGCAGATCGCCGACACGATGGGATGTGGTGTTGAAGTGATTCATGAGGTGGAGGCAGATGAACTATTCAAGCAGGTTAAAGCTTTTATCGGCGGGGTTTACTCAGAACAGCAAGCGAGTCAGAGCGCTGGCTGGGATGCCATTGAGACTATCGCTATCTCTGGGCTTGTTAAACGACTCGCACTCGAGAAGGATAAAGAGTTTCTACTCAAAGCAGCGGCAGTTGCAAATCGTGCAGCAAGGAGAACAGCGCCGCCGCAAAACCTTCTTGACCCATCGCGGAGTGGGAAGAGCACGATCACGCTGACTCAGAGGTTGGTCCAGAAGATCAACCAAGCGGGTAGTCGTGAGACTATGGCCGAACGGACGCTGAGTATCAGAGACGGGTCAATGAGCAATCCTACGTTTAGTGAGGTTGACTCGTTGCTGAGTGTTAGCAATCGGCCGTACCTGCCGCAGAGCATCGAAATCCGGACGCACCAAGGTGAGGTGAGTCAGGACGAATTAGTAAATGACCTATTGGGCCGGATTAAAGATAGGCCATAATGGTTATCGGTTGCGTTTGGGAGGACTAGCGTAAGAGCGAATCGCAATCCAGAAAATTACTCCGTGGAGGGGGTGGTTAGAAGGAAGCGAATCATGTTACTGACGGATACGAATGCTAGCCCGATGAGTATGCTGAACAACTCGTTTCAGCAAATGTTCGGAAGCGCGTTTGCGTCAATACAGAATGCGAATGACTCGGCGTTGTCAGAGGCCATCGGGTCTACGCAGCAAACGACGCAATTGCAGGATGCGGCTCCTGGTGGGGCCGGAGCATCGGGCAAAAGCGGTGGCGATTCGGGTGGTGGGAGTAGCCTGTCACTCGATGATGTCATGAAATTCATCGGCGGTCTTGGCGGGTAACACCGTGCTAGACTCAGCCGAGTCAGACTGGCTCGATCCAGAAGAGTCATTCAACTACTCGTCCGTGGATACCGCGGATGTCGACGCGGACACCGCACAGGTGATCCGCTTATTGCGTATTGACTACGAGTTCTTCATTGAGTTCTTTCTCGGCGAGGCACTCGATCTCGCAGTCCCGCTGTTCCACGGTGAGATATGGAACATAATCACGGATCAGAGTAAAGAGCGCGCGCTCCTCGCGATTCCACGGGATCATGCAAAGACGACTCTAGCTAAGCTGAGTGTGATCTGGCATTGGCTATTCACGAGTCATAGGTTCTGCGTATATCTGAGTAACACGAACCCGATCGCTAAGGGCGCGTGTAAAGACATTCTCGACTTCATGAGTCACCCGAACTTCGAGAGCATCTTCGGGAAGATTAATGTTGTTAAGAGTAGCGACAACGAGTCACTCTGGATATTCGATCTAACGCTTCCAGGTAGCTTCAAGAAGCGTTGCATCCTACGCGCCATTGGCCAGGGCCAACAGATGCGCGGAATCAATATCAACAACCAACGTCCCGACATCGCAGTCGTTGATGACGTTGAGGACAACGATAACACCGAGTCCGAGTTCCAGCAGAAGAAGCTGGATAAGTGGATGTTCGGTCCATTCCTAAAAGCGCTAGCGCGGAAGAAGCGGATTCTCTGGTTGGGGAATATGCTGAGCAAGACTTGCTTGCTGGCCCGCCTGAGTCGGAACCCGAAGTGGAACCCAGTCGTCTTCGGCGCGCTGATTAAGAATGTCGTGACCGGAATCCTTGAGCCACTGTGGCCGGATAAATGGACGGTCCAAGCACTACAGGAAGATTTCAAAGAGTACCGCGATGAGGGACTCGTTGAGACCTGGATGTGCGAAATGATGAATATGCCGGGGCACGGCGAAAACGGCTTCACGGCAGATCAGATTCATTATCAACCTCAGGGTACGCCTGACGATTACCTGGCAACATGGATCACAGTTGATCCGGCCTTTGGCTTGGGAGCAGAGAACGATGAGTCAGCAATCTCGGTACATGGAATCCCTAAGGACGGAACCTGCCCTAGGACAGTCGGAATCATCCACGGTCGTATGGATGAAACCGAAATGTTTAGGGAGGTTCTCGGACAAGCCATGTATTGGAATGCCTGGACCTGGGGAGTCGAAGCCGTTGCAGCTCAAAAGCTACTCATTCCATTCTTCAAAATCCTCCTAGCCTCGCAGGGGATCAACCACCTCGTAGAGATTCTGCCGCTGGTTGCTGGCAAGGGCGATCCGAAGATGAGTAGGATCAGGGCCTCAGTGAGTCTCATGGCGAAGAAGGAGTGGGCGATTTACGAAGGGGATATGGACTACACGACTCAGTTGCTGAGCCTGGATTCCAGGAAACCAAAGCAGCATGATGACATTGTTGACTCGGTGGCGTACGGGCCTATGATGATGGATCAGTTTCTGCATCTAATTCTCGCTATGGCTAGCGGGGCAGATATGGAGACTCAGGCAAAAGCACGCTACGGTATGGAGGTCGAGGGATGACTGCTACAACCACGAATCAGGTTCTGTCTGGCAACCCGCAAGGGCCGATGGAGCAGGCGAAGATTGCACTTCCGAAGCCTAAGGTTCCGGCGAGTCATCCATTTGTCAGCCAAGTCAACCATGACAAGCTGGTGATGTATATCCGTCAGCGATTGTATGACGGAAAGAATGGTCGCGACTCACGGCTGAACCGTATGGTCCAGATTGACAAGGATGTCGCGGGCTGGATGCGACTGAGTAAGGAGGATCGCTCGCGCCAGCGGAAGAAGCATAGCCAAGGAGTCGCGCAGCCTACTGAGTTGAACCTGCCTCTGACGTATGTCCATATCGATGATATGATGACGTACTTCGCGCAGACCTTTGCGCCGACTCAGGGGATGTTCTATCAGACCGGCAAGCCGCAAGAGCAGGCCGATGCGAAACAGATCGTGACGATTATGAACAATCACGCGATCTACGCAGGGTACTACCGGGAGGTGTTGCTCGGAATCTTTGCCACGCTCAAGTATAACGTCGGCGGATTCGTCGTGAACTGGGCCAAGGAAGATGGGCCGAAGCTTGTGCGCGGTTCGGATGGTACGGACAAGCTTACGAGTGAGCTTAGGTGGCAAGGGAATCGACTCGAGGCGATCGATAACTACAACTTCTTCTATGATCGTCAGGTTCATCCAACGAAGATTCACTGTGACGGTGAGTACGCTGCGATCGCGAAGACGCGCAGTTACTACTGGTTGCAGAATAAGGCGAGTCAGGGGCTGTACTTTAACTGCGAGGACGCG